AATTTTACTACAAATGAGCTTACAACCGCAAAATCTCAAATAGTTGATCTCCAGAATAAGTTTGCTATAGCTCAAAGCATTTTTACTCCTGTACAAAGTACAGCTAATGCAAATAATGCAACGGTTCAACCAGTTCTTAATAATATACAACAATAATTTTAAACCTAGGGTAGTGTAAAAGCTATTTTAGGTTCTATTTTTGTATTAGAGTAAATTGAAATAATTAATGCAGATAAATTTTTTATACTCTTTATGGAGGACTTTTTATTTTTTTGTAGAAATAAGTAATATTAGGATTGGAGGTAATATTATGAGTAATATTAGTATTGCTATAAGTTTAATATCTATGGTAGCTACGGTTATTTCATGCATTTGTGCAATAAAAGCAAAAAATGAAGCCAAGAGAATATTAATCCAGATGCAAAAAATTAAAATAAATTTTAATGATGGAAATGATCTTGGTGATGGCAGTAATATTAATATGGGTGCTTCGGTAAATAACAAGGGGGTTATTGGTGGAAGCATATCAGGGGGAGTAAGTAATAATGTCAATAGTAGAAAATAATATTGATAAAAATTCTATAGGCAATTCAGTAAATAATAAAGGTATTATTGCTGGTAAAATTGAGGGAGATGTTACAAATAATATAACTATTAATACTCCAAAACAAACTAAAAAATTACATTCACTGATACCTAAACTTATAGAAATATTATCTGAACTTGTTGATAGCTTAGATTATAATGATATAAATCTTAAATATAAAATCAATAGTATTGATACAATGGAATATAATATTAATGATAAAATAGAATATAATAATGTGGTTGAGTATAGAACTATTATAGACGAATACAGTGAGTATTGTGGAATATGTAAAGAGGCATTAAATATTATAGATAATAATAATATAGGTGGTAAGAGTAAAATTTTAAGAAGCATAAATTTTTTATATCAAAAAAACAAAATGGAATTAATCAAAAAGTACAAAAAAAGTGATATAAAAGGTATTGACATTATAAGAGAAAATGCTGATATTATAATATATAATATTATATCAATTTTAAATAAAAGAATAACTCAAGATAATAGCTCTAAAGATCTTTTGGAAGAAGATATAGATACAGGGCTAGCTAGGATTATTTGTTATGCATTCGTAGAGTGTAAAATATTAGAAAAGCCGAGGAAAGATTATGATAATAAATATAGATAGAGAACCTAAATATTCATTATATTATATAGGTGCTATTATTCTAAAGATACTAAAAAAACATAAGTGTGTATCTATAGAAGAATTATATAATTATGTAAAAAATGAAATAGATAAAAATTTACATATTGATTTTATATATTATTCTCTTGATTGGCTATATATATTATCATTAATAAAACTAGATGAAAATAGGGTGATCCTATGTTAATAGAAAGATTAATTGTTAGAAAAACTAAGCCTATTTATGAAGTAATAAGGAATATTCCGTTTAAATTAAAGGGGTTGAGTTTAATTGTTGATAGTACAAGCAATACGGCTCAAGATAGTGGAAATAACGTTGGTAAAACAACTGCAATAAAAATTATAGATTTATGCTTAGGTGGAAAATCAGTTAAAACATTATATTTTGATGATGATACTAAAAGTGAAAATGTAGAAATTAAAAAATTTTTAAATGATAATAAAGTTGAAGCAGAATTAGTTCTTGTAGATGAAAAAGATATAGGTAATAAAAAGAGAGAAAAAATAATCATTATTAGGCAATTATATAATAGAGGAAAACGTATTATAAATGGAGAAGAATATACTCAAGATGAGTTTTGGAATAAATTAAAGATAATTCTATTTGATCTAAAAGAACCATATCCAACTTTAAGACAATTGATACCTAAATTTATCAGAATAAATGATACAACTGAAGAAAATATGATTAAATATTTACCAGGAGCAGTATCTAAAGAAACCTATGATACCATTTATTTATTTTTATTTAATTTTGCCAATAATAAGCTTTTAAGTGAAAAAGATAAATTAACAACGAAATTGGCTGAATGCCAGAAAAAAATTAAGTTATATGAAAAAGATGATAATATTTCTTCATTAGATAGTTTAAAACAAAGGAAACAATTAGTGGATAACGAGTTAAATGATCTAATGAGTAGAAGAAAAAATTTAGATTATATAGAAACATATAAAAAAGAACTTCAAGAAAAAAGTAAATTAAAAAATAACATAAATGAGTTAGAAGAACAAATACAACTTTTAGAATTTGATGTTAATTTAATTAACAAAAATATACAAAAATTAAAAAAAGAAAAAAGTAATATTGATGTTAGTCAAATAACTAATATTTATAATGAATCAGAGGCATATATAGGAGAACTTCATAAAACGTTTCAAGATGTAGTAAGGTTTCATAACGCTATGATTGAAAATAGAATAAATTTCATAAAGATGCAGTTAGAACCAAAGGAAAAAGAATTAAAAGAAATTCTTAAAAAAAGAGATGAATTATTAAATGAAAAGAAAAATATAACAATAGATTTATTAGATGAGGGCTTATTAGAAGATCTTAATATATTAAACTCTAAAATAGAAAAATTAGATTTAGAAGAAGGTGAAATAAATCAATCTATTAAAATACTAGATGGAGTTGAAGATGAAAAAGAGGATTTAATAGATAAGATAAAGAAGTTAGAAAAAAATTTTGATCCTAAAAATAATAATAAGAAAATTAGTGTTTTTAATTCATATTTTTCTGATTACTGCCAAGAATTATATAATGAAAAATATTTTCTTGTTTATAACAACAATTGGAAGCAAGAAAAGAAGTTTCCAGTATATTTAGATCATTTTAAAGGAAATGTTGGAACAGGAATGAAAAAGGGAGTTATAGTGGCATTTGATTTAGCTTATATGAAATACTCTAAGGTTATGAATATAAAATCACCACAATTTGTTATTCATGACAAATTAGAAAATACTCATATAAATCAGTTAAGGACAATATTTGATTTATGTAAAGATATAGATGGGCAGTATATAGTTCCTATTTTAAGAGAAAGAGTAGATAAAGTAGATTCAAAATTAATTAATCAAGCTAAGGTATTGGAATTAAGTAAAAATAATAAATTTTTTAAAATATAATTTAAAATAAGGAGTATTATCAAATAACTTCTTATTTTTTTACCTTGAAAACAAACATATGTTCGTATATAATAGTGTTTTATGGAATAAAGGAGGTACTATATGAATAGTTTTATAGGATGGATAGGTGGAAAGAAACTTTTAAGAAAAGAAATAATTAAGAGATTTCCAGAAAAGTTTAACAGATACATAGAGGTATTTGGAGGAGCAGCATGGGTTTTATTTTCAAAAGATAAACAAGCTAAAATGGAAGTATATAATGACATAAACGGTGATCTGGTAAATTTATTTAAATGCGTGAAATTTCATTGTGGAGAATTACAAAGAGAGCTTTCATTTATGCTTAATTCAAGAGAACTATTTTATGACTTCGTAAGCCAACACAATACTAGGGGAATGACAGATATACAAAGGGCAGTATGATTTTTCATGCTAATTAGGACAAGCTATGGAAGTGATCATAAGTCTTATGGATGTGTTAAAAAGGATATTAATGTGGCGATTAAATATCTTACTGAAATTCAAAAAAGGCTTTCAGGAGTGGTTATTGAAAATAAGGATTTTCAAGATTTAATTAAGGTATATGATAAGGAAGGTGCGCTTATATATTTAGACCCTCCATACTATGGTACTGAAAGGTATTATCAGAATAAATTCTCAGAAGATGATCATGTAAGATTGTGAAAGGAAAGTTTATTCTTTCTTATAATGATTGTGATTTTGTAAGAGATCTATATAAAGATTTTAATATAGATGAAGTTGAGAGAAACCTTAGTTTTATGAGTAGATATAAAGATAAAGGCCATACTTACAGCAAATTAATTATAAAAAATTATTGATTTTTTTAACTAAAAAAGATAAATTTATTGCCTATTTTGTTGTTGCCTCCATATATATTATTTGAGGTGATGAAAAATGAGAATAAATTTAAATGAAGACTCAATATTAACAATTCTAAAAATACTAAAGGACAGTTATATGAGTACTAGGAGATATTTTGAGGAATATCCCAATGAAGTTGAGTGTTTGATTACTCCTTGTGAAATTGCAGACATTTATAATTATATTCTTGGCCAAGAGGAAGGATATAAACTTCTTGGAATACTTAAACCAATAGAATATAAAAAATAACCAAAAAGAAAACTCCAACTTAGATTTTAAGTTGGAGTTTTTATATATTTTGATAAATGTAAATAAGTTCATGCAATATCCATAAAAGAAGTACTGATTTTTTTAGTTTATAATAATTTTACTCAATAAGAGTTGTGCAAAATAAAAAAGGAATTTATAACTTGGAGTTGATAGCTTTATTATAGCTAAACTACTGGAAATTGAGATATTAAGCAATAATTTTTTTCCCGCATTTTTCCCACACAAGTTTTAGATGATTATATATTTCTATATTTTTGTATAGAAGAAAAATGCGGTAATATCAATACTTGTAGCATATTATATATTTTTATAAAAATATCTTAGTGAAATCAGGAGTTCGATTCTCCTAGGGACTACCAAATGGTTAAATAAGAGTGTTTTGAAGGGCTTCAAGACATTCTTATTTTTTTAGTTTACCACAGTTTTACTACATAAGTTTTAGGTGGATATATTTATTTGTAATAATAAATAAAATATTAACTGTTTTTATATTACTGTGTCCTAATAAAACTTGTATAGTTGAGTTAGCATTAAAATTAATCCTTTTAAAACATTTTTTAAAAAACTATAACCTTTTTAGCACGAAATATTTCGAAAATATGATAATATTAACTCATAGGATTGGTATATGAAAGATTTTATGAGGGTGTAAAATGAAAAAGACAGTATTGGTAATATTATCTTTGTTTATTATACTTACTGGTTGCTCTACAACAAAAACACAACAGACTAATTCGCAAAAACAAGCATCAGAGTCACAGCGGTTATTGCAACCTAAACAAGTAGTGGAAAATTATTTTAAGTATCTTAATGAGAAGAATAAAAAGGCTTTGTTTACGACAATAACTGAATGGCAGAAGGCGCCAAATGTGGAATGGGGATTTGATGTTCGTGAATATATTAAGCTTATTTCTGTTAAAGAAGAAACGAATCCTGTCTTTAAAGAGGGTTATCTATCTAATGGTAGAGGAAGTATTAATGGTGTCAAGAAAGAAAATGTAAAAATATATAAAATCGAATATAATGTGAAATATAAAAAAGGAGCAGTTGTAGCTGAAGAAAGTGGAACGCAGCAAAAATGGTGTACACTTATTAGGAAAGATAAGAATTCACCATGGTTAATTGATGAAATTGGAGAATGATAGTAATTTGCATTAGAAGTTTTTCAAATTCCAGGAACTAAATTTTATAAATAGGATAAATTTATCCTATTTGCGCTATAATATAAATATGCTATAGTTGAGGAGGAATTCGAATGCTTGTTAATACAAATAAAATGATTTCAATATCAGAAGCGAATAAGAATTTTTCCAAGGTAGCAAAAATAGTTGATGAAGATAAATCAGTTGTTATAATGAAAAATAATAAACCTAGATACGTTATTTTGAATTTTGATAAATTTAGTAAAGAGGCATCATCTGAGGACCAAAGTCTTGATAAAATTGCCGATAAAATTTTAGATGACAATATAAAGGCATTTAAGGAATTACCTGATAGATGAATTATATTACCTACCGTTGATTATATTTTAAAACTTCATGATGGGTTAATAAAGACTGTTAGAGGGATAAGTGGTATAAGAAATTTGAAACTTTTGAAATCATCAGTTGAAAATTCTAAAGCTGCGGTTTATGGACGAAATTTATATTCAACTATTGAATCAAATTGCGCAAATATATGTTTTAATATAATAAAAAATTATGCATTTGTATATGGAAACAAGAGGACTGGAATTTATGTAAAAGTGGTATATACTATATATAGTCGATTATGACTAAAATGAAACATCAGGAATTGCATTTAGAAATTAGGAGTAGATGTTATGAAAAAAATTAGAGCAATATATATTGGTGATGTTAGGTATGACGAATGTCCAGCTTTTGAACTTAATGAAAAGACAAATTGGTTTGAAATGTTAAAAGATAAGACGTTTAGATATGAAAAAGAGTGTGTTG